GAAGAGTCCTATCTGGAGAGGACGGACGCGGCCACCTTGGACAAGATTCCGACGTTCATCATGCTGGCAGAGCAGGTCATCGCCTCGCAGATCAAGTTCCTCGGGAACTCGACTCCGATGACCTCCACGATGACGGCCAACCAGCCGATCATCGACAAGCCGGCGCGGTGGCACAAGACCGTGAGCATGAACGTCACGGTCAACGGGCAGAAGAGACCCGTGCTGCTGCGGAAGTACGAGTACCTGCGCGAGTACTGGCCGAACCCCACGTTGACTGATGTCCCGGTCTACTACGCCGACTACGACTACACGCACTGGCTGGTGGCTCCGACGCCTGATGAGGACTATGCGTTCGAGGTGCTGTACTACGAGCGCATCCAGCCTCTGGACTCGTCCAACCAGACGAACTGGTTCACGATCTACGCTCCTCAGGCGCTGCTGTATGGAACCCTGCTGCAGGCGATGCCGTTCCTGAAGAACGACGAGCGCATCCCGATGTGGCAGACCCAGTACGATGCGATCATGAACACGCTGAAGCAGGAAGACGTTCAGCGCATCGGTGACCGCCAAGCCACGGCATTGGATACCTGACCATGAGTTACAACAGTCCATTCACGGGGACCGTCATCCAGCCCACTGACGTGTCGTTCCGGGCGATCACGCTCAGTGCGAACACGCAGTTGGAGTGGCCGATCAACGGCAACGCGACTGACGACTACGCGGCGAGGATCATGCAGGTCACCGCGAGCGGTGCCAGTCTGAGCCTGTATATGCCGCCGGCAGACCAGACCTCGGTGGGCAACGATGCGCTGATCCGAAACGTCGGTGCCACCACGTTTACGGTCAAGGACTACTCCGGCACGAACGTGATCTGCACGGTCGCCGCTGGCGAGTCGAAGTACATCTACATCACGGCGAACCCGACGAGCCAAGGTTCGTGGGGAGTGATCGCCTTCGGTGTGGGGTCGTCTGCTGCGGATGCGGCGACGCTGGCCGGCTACGGACTGGTGGCGATCACCAGCACCCTCAACGCGAGCCATCCGGTCACGACCTTCACCGGGAGCATGACGGCCACCGCTGCGTATCGAGCGCAGGCCTATGTGTGGACCGGCGGCGTGGGCACTATGACCCTGAGTGCCGCGGGCACGCTGGGGAACAACTGGTTCATGCTAGTGCGGAATGCTGGGACTGGAGTCCTGACGGTCAACACCACCGGCAGCGAACTGATCAACGGCTCTACCTCGCTGCAGTTCCAGCCGAACGATTCGGCGATGATCGTCTGCTCTGGGTCCGCGTTCTACACGGTGGGCCTCGGCAAGAACACGCAGTTCAACTTCACGCAGTTGACCAAGGCCGTCACCTCTGGAACGTACACGCTGACACCTTCTGAGGCGTCGAACGTGATCCAGAAGTACACCGGCACGCTCACGGGCAACGTGACGATCGTGGTGCCGCCCACGGTGCAGGTCTACTACGTCCAGAACGCCACGGTGGCCGGCGGGTTCACCTTGACGGTGACCACGGGCATCGGCGGCTCTGGCACTGCGGTGGTCCCGGCGAGCAACCAGTCCACCCTGATCTGTGACGGCACGAACCTCGTCAACGCCAACTCGGCGCAGGCGGGCTCGACCGCGGTCAGTCTGGTGGATGGGTCCGTGAGCAACCCCTCCCTGTCGTTCAACGCCGAGAACACCACGGGGATGTACAGGCCCACGAGTGGGAACCTGAGCATGGCCATTCTTGGCGTGCAGAGGCTTGCGCTGACGGCTGCAGGCCTGTCGATCACGGGCACTGGCACGTTCTCCGGTGGCATCGCAGGTGGGACGTTCTGATGGGCAAGAAGGTATTCGCTCTCGACACGAAGCCGGGCATCCAGCGGGACGGAACCTACTTCGACAAGGACTTCTACACCGACGGAAAGTGGGTGAGGTTCCAGCGTGGGCGACCGCGCAAGATCGGGGGCTATCGCGCGATCACGACGCAGAGCCAAGGCCTGTCGCGCGGCATCTATGTGAACTCCGAGGACGGGGTCAACAAGATTTTCAACGGCTACCAGAGCGGCATCGAGATCACCGACATCGACAACAACGGGATCGGTTCTGGGACCACGCAGATGCGGTTCGGCGGCAAGGTGCTGACGCTCGGGACGATCGTCGGCGGCAGCGGGTACACCAACGGCTCGTACACCGGGGTGGCCTTGTCGGGTGGCACGGGTTCTGGGGTGACGGCGAACATCACGGTGTCTGGCGGCGCCGTGACGGCGGTGACGATCGTCAACGCGGGCAACTACTACCTCGCTGGTGACAGTCTCACCTGCGCGAACACGCTGATCGGCGGGACGGGCTCTGGGTGGTCCGTGCCGGTTGCAACGGTCGAGAGTGACTTCGTTTCCGACCCGACGAACCTGTGGCAGTTCGATGCGCTGTACGACTCGCAGGGGACGGGCGCCAACTTCCTCGTGGCGCATCCGGCGCAGAGTCTTGAGCAGATCGACTCGACCGCGGTGAGCGCGGTGCTGGGTGGGCCTCTGAACGGGACCGTGATGGCTCCGCTCAGGGACATCAACGGCGCGACGCCAACGGGGGACACGATTGAGGTGGCGGGCGGCGTGGTGGTGTTGCACCCGTATGTGTTCGTCTACGGGGACAATGGCCTGATCAAGAACTCGGTGGCCGGCGACCCGTATGACTGGAACGGGGCGGACGCCAACGAGACGAACGTGGCATCGACCAAGGTCGTCAAGGGACTGCCGGTTCGAGGCGGCTCGAACTCTCCGTCTGGCCTGTTCTGGTCTCTGGACTCTTTGATCCGCGTGTCCTATGCGCCGAGCACCATCACGGTCGGCGGCACGCCGCAGACGTTCTACTGGCGATACGACCTGATCTCGTCGCAGACCTCGATCCTGTCATCGCAGTGCGTGATCGAGTACGACGGCATCTTCTACTGGATCGGGGTTGACCGCTTCCTGCTGTACAACGGAACGGTCAAGGAAATCCCGAATATGTTCAACCAGAACTTCTTCTTCGACAACCTGAACTACGCCCAACGGCAGAAGGTGTGGGCGACCAAGGTGCCGCGGTTCGGTGAAATCTGGTGGTTCTATCCCTCCGGCGACTCGGAGGAGTGCAACAACTGCGTGATCTACAACGTGCGCGAGAACGTCTGGTACGACGCGGGGTTCGGGGACGGGGCCAAGCGCACGGCGGGGTTCTTCTCTCAGGTCTTCCGCTACCCGGTGAATGCGGGCTCTGAGGTGTCAGAGGCTGAGGCCATCTTCAGCACGCTGGTGGACACCACGAGCGGGTCGAACGTGATCAAGGTGCCGATCACGAACCTGATCGGGCTCAACCAAGTGGTGCAGTGCGCGAACGTGCCGGCGGGCGCTGCGGTCAAGTCGATCGTGGCCAGTGCGACGGTGGGGTACTTCGACGTTGCCCTGTACAACCCGCTCACCGGCGCGAACGTGAACGCGACCATCACCGGCACCTCTGTGTCGGCGACGTTCAACAGCACCTCTGGGAAGATTTCCCTGTGGCAGCACGAGTACGGGACCGACGCGATCTCGGGGCAGGATCAGGTTGCGATCGAGTCGTTCTTCGAGACGAGCGACGTGGGCTGGGTGGGAGGTGGGCCTGCGGAGACGCAGCGCGTCGGTGAGAACGTATGGTTGCATCTGGAGCGCGTGGAGCCGGACTTCGTGCAGTCGGGGGAGATGTCCCTGCAGATCGTCGGGCGCCCTTACGCGCAGTCTGAGGACCTTGTGTCTGCGCCGTATGTCTTCACGCCCGACACGGGCAAGATCGACATGAGGGAGCAGCGCCGGGAGTTGAGGTTGAGGTTCACGAGCAACACACAGAACGGCGACTACCAGATGGGTCGAGTGCTGATGGTGGCGAACATCGGAGACGTGCGAGGCTACTGATGCAGATCGCCCTGATCTATGACCCCCGGTTCCACTCGTGGGAGAGTTGGTCGAGCCTCATGTGCGAGGCCTACTCGACGCAGCAGTTGGCGATCAACACCCCGGAGGATCAGTGGCGGGAATGGGCGGAAGGGTTGAGCGCGATCGATGTGTTCATGAACGAGGCGATTCCGTCTCCGCATGGGTTCGAGAAGTGGCACGACTGGGCGACTGCCTTGATGGGCGCCGTGAACACGAACGAGGGCTGATGTGAGCGAGCAGCAAGAGGTGATGCGGATCGCCACCGAGTTCTGCCGGAAGCAGTCAGGCGGGAACGAGGAGAAGGCGCAAGAGATGCTGCAGGGTCTTGCTGCCCTTGTGCAGAACGAGGGCGTTCGTCTGGTGCATCTGGACAACACGCTCTTCCTCGTGATGGTGAAGGGCAAGGGTCTGGTCGAGATTCACACCATGGCGGTGGACGAGAAGTCCTCGACGCTCGCCAAGGCGTTCGTGAAACTGGCGGCGTACCTGAAGGGAATCGGTGTGAAGGTTGCCTACACTTACTCCGACGATCCGAGGTATGCGGTAGTGGCGAAGCGGACGAGGTTGCCGTTCAAGCAGAAGAAGGTCGAGGCCGAGGACGGCAAGACCTACACCGCCTTCTATCTGGAGTTGTGAGATGCCAATCGCTGTCCCGATCTTCATCGGCGCTGCGGCCTCTGGACTGACGGCTGCGGTAGGCACTGCCATCGCCGGGACGTTGTTCTCGGCGACGGTGGGCTCTGCCGTGGCGACGGCCATCGGCACGGCTGCGCTGTCTGGCGCGAGCACTCTGATCCAAGGCGGGAGCGCGTCGGATGCGCTGAAGAGCGCGGCGCTGGCCGGGACGACATCGTTCGTCGGCGCGAACGTCGGGAACACGGTTGGATCGTTCGTGGCCGAGCAGACGGGGAACACGATCGCATCCAACATCGCGCAGAGCATGGCTTCGGCCAGTGCTCAGGCTGCAATTCGCGGTGGGGACATTGGACAGGCTGCGCTGTCTGCAGGCCTTGGCGCGGGCCTGAACATCGGCGTGTCGGAGGGCATGAAGGCGATCGGTGCCGACGGTGAGTCTGTCCCGCCTCCGGTGAGGAACGCCGCTACCGCCGCGTTGCGTGCTGCGTTCGCGGGCAAGGACATCCCCGAGGCGGTGGCAGGATCGTTTGGCTCGTTCCTTGTCAACAAGGTCGGCGGGGCGCTGTTCAACGAGGTCGGCAGCGTCTTCTCCGGGCTGCAGGACAACTTCTCCCAGCAGGCTGAGAAGGTCGATCAGTACAACGCGCTGGTCGATGACCTGAAGACGTGGGACGAGGGCTACCAGAGCCGCGTGGCCGAGATCGATGATTTGCAGCAGAAGTACATCGCCGAAAGCGGAGGCGCCAAGGAGCGTGAACGAGTGGCCGCTGCGATGGCTAGCGAGACGTATCGCTCGTTTGGTCGCAACCTTGAGCGCCGAGAAGAGTGGCTCGAAGGCGCCAAAAGAAACCCGTATGAGCAGTCGCTGGTGTCTGCGGCAAAAGAGGCCAACGACTACATCTCGCGCTACAACGAGGTCTGGAGCCAATCAGAACCGACTCTGAACCAACTCAAAACCGAAGTGGAAACCTTGCAGAAGCAGGGCGATGAGTTGGCCGAGCGGTACACCACGCTCGACAAGACGCTGAACGATCAGGTCACGCAGTACGCCAAGGAGTTCAAGGCGGACTACGATGCCCAGCCCGCCGAGGCGCCGGTGGAGCCCGCGGTCGAGCCCGCGCCGCAGGAACCGGTGGAGCCCGCGGTCGCGCCGGCGGAGCCCGCTCCGGTCGAGCCTGAGCCGGTCGCCCCGGAGGCGCCGGTCGAGCCGGTGGAGCCTGCCCCTCTGGAGGCCCCCGAAGAGGCCCTGCCGGAGGCTCCCGAAGAAGCCCCGCAGGCGCTCCCAGAGGCCGTGGAGGCGCCGGAGGCGACCCAACCCCCGCCGGAGGCCGTAGAAGCGCCTGTAGAGGCTCCTGAGGCCGCTCCTGCGCCTTCTGAGCCTGAAAGCCCCGTGGACGACTGGCGGACAGGGGCCGGGCCCGGGTGGCTGGGAGAGGAGCCTGCCGAGGAGGCCCCCGTTGAAGAGGCGCCCGCCGAGGAGATGCCTGCGGAGGAGGCGCCCGCCGACTGGGTGTCCGGGGAGGAACTGCCGCCCGGGGAGCCCCTGCCGATGTACCCGGGCGACCAAGACGACCGGGATATGCTGCCGCGCGAGGAGTGGTATCCCGGGGATCAGGACGACCGGGATATGCTGCCTCAAGGCGGCGGGTTCTCGATGCCGAGGCTACAACTCCCCGCGCCTCGCCCCTCTGGGACGCGCCAGCAGGCCCAAGCGGTGCCCCCGCCCTCCCAGACCTCGTGGCAGGACCTGTTCGACTTCTTCGAGCCCCTGACCAAGCCCGGGCCCGGTTACAACCCGCAAGCGATGCCTGCGCCCATGTCGGCGCTGTCGATGCTCAGGAACGAGCCGCGCAGGCAACCTGTTGCCGCGCCGGCGCAGGGCGGTCTCGGAGCGGTTTCGGGCGCACCGGAGATGCCGGTAAAATCGGGCATCAGGGAGCCGATGCCGTCTGCCCTGAGCCAGACGATGTACGCGGCGTCGCCGATCCAAGGATTCAGCCAGATGCCGCAGGTTGCCCCTCTGGAGGTTCCATTCGAGCGCCCGCCGGCCATGCCCGGGGGGCTGTCGGCGATGTCTCCGCAGAGGTTCGATGTGTCCCAGTTGCGGCAGGAGCCGCAGTATGCGCCGCCCCAAGCGACGCCACAGTCCTTCGGTCCCCTTGGTGGCATCTCGGGGCTTACCGCGATGCTGAGAGGTAGATAGGTCATGGTTGACGATTACGGCTCGGATGCAGAGTACTTCGATGACGGCAGTTTCATCATCTACTACGGGGATGGGTCATCGATCACCTACGACACCGACGGCAACATCTACCAAGTAGATGGAGGTGGTCAAGCCGAGAGCGGGCTCGATGCCATTCAAGCCGACTACTCTTCTCCCACGACCTCTGAGACGCAAGCCCCGGCACCTGTTGTCAACCGAGATGTCCCCGCTCCTCAAGGAGGCCTCTCTGGGGTGGCGAGGAGCCTGCTGGAAGGGGTTGGGAATCGTCTCAACACCTTGGGCACTCCGGGTGCTGCGCTTGCGGGCACGATGGTCGGCGGTCTGTTGGCCAACGCAGGCGCGTTCGGCAGCGACGAGCCGAGGCGGCAACCGATGGACATGAGCGCGGTCGGCAGGATCAATCCGCGCGAGACCTCGTTCGGCATGGGGCCTGCGCGACAGGTCACAGACTACAGCGGCGCGTACAACGCCCCGGACTTCTCGCAGGTGGCCCAGAACCTGTCGGCTCCTCCCGCCGGAGGACTGCAGCAGACGAACCCGGCGCCCGTTCAGATGGCCTCCGGCGGCTCGACGCACTACACCTTCGGCACTGCGGTCGATCCGATGCAGAACCTGATGATGGCGCAGCCGCAGCAGATGAAGAGCGGAGGCCTGCCGTCTCTGTCGAACGTGCCAATGACGGGAGGCCGTCTGGACTTTCGAGAGGGCTCTGCGGTTCACGGCCCGGGCGACGGGCAGTCTGACGACATCCCTGCGCTGCTGGCCGATGGCGAGTATGTGATCGACGCGGAGACGGTGGCGCAGATCGGCAACGGCAGTACGAAGGCCGGGGCCGCGGCTCTGGACAAGTTCCGCGAGAACATCCGCAGTCACAAGCGATCGGCGCCGGTCCACAAGATTCCGCCCAAGACCAAGCCGCTGACCTCCTACCTGAAGAAAGGAGACTGAGATGGCCGGCCTCTTCCAAGGTGATCCGCTGCCAGATGTCGTCAAGACAACGGAGCAGCAGCAGACTGCGCCGGAGTTCTACACCAACTACCTGCAGGACATCGCGAACCTCGGGCAGAACGCTGTCACCCAAGGTGGCGTCGCCGGTCTCTCGTCGCTGCAGCAGCAGGCCATCGGGGCCGCGCCCGGGCTGGCGTTCTCGGGCGCCGGTTCGCTGGGGCAGGCCTCGGAGATGATGAACACGGCGGGATCGACTGCGACGCCGAACATCATCGGCGGGTACATGAACCCGTACACCAGCGGCGTGGTCAACGAGATGGGGCGCCTTGCACAGAGGAACGTGCAGGAGAACGTGCTCCCCGCGCTCGGTGGCGCTGCGGTGGCCAGCGGCCAGTTCGGCTCGCGCCGGCAGCAGCAGATCACGGGCAACACGCTGCGTGACATCCAAGCCGACCTTCTCGGGCGGCAGACCAAGGCGCTGCAGGAGGGCTATACCGAGGCGGGCAAGTTCGCCGGTGAAGACCTCAACCGGATGCTCAATGCCGGTCGCGGGCTCACCACTCTGGGCGAGGAGCAGCAGCAACTGGGCCTCGGCGGGCTGAAGTCCCTGTACGACTTCGGCACCTATGAGCAGGCCCAGAGGCAGCGAGAACTGGACTACCCGATGCAGCAGGCGCAGGCGTTCTCGAAACTGCTGGAAGGCGCTCGCGTCCCGATGGGCCAGACCACGCAGGAGGTCGGCCCCATCCCCGGCGCGTACAGCAACAGCCCGCTGGCGCAGATCGCGAGCCTGATGACGGCGATCGGTGCGATGACCCGCGGGGGCGCCCCGGCGACCACCGCGCCGGTGACCCGGGCAGAAGGCGGTTCGGTGCGGTCGGTCCCCATGGCGGCGACGATGCGTGGGCGCGGCTATCGTGTCGGCGGACGTGTGAGGTAACGCATGGAACAACCCACCCAGCAACCTGTCCAGCAGCCCGCGCAGGCCCCCATGGGCGGCTTGGGCCAAGTGGCTCCGCAGGCGAACGTGGCCGCTCGAACGGCGAGCCTTGAGCAGGCGACGCCTGCAGAGGATTTCGTCGCCAAGACCATGCGCGACCTGCAGGCGCAGCGTCAGGCGCTGAACGATCAGACGCAACGCCTCATGCAGAGTCTGGACGCTCGGCAGAACCGACTGTTCGACCCCGTGATGATGCGGATGGCGGCGGGCTTCGCCAAGCCCACGAGGACGGGCTCGTTCGGGGAGTCGTTCGGCACGGCCATGGAAGGTGCCGCCGAGGAGATGGACAAGGAGACAGCGCGGCAGCAGGGGGTCGAGAAACTGCGGATGGACCTCTTGCAGCAGCAGTTGGCTCAATCGCAGCAGCAGGCGATTCAGGGGCACATGATGCGCTCGTTCGGCGCTCCGGGCGGAGCCCCTTCTGCACCGGTCGGCGCTCCGGGCGGAACACCTCCCGCTCCTGCCGCAGTCCCTGCTGGAGCGCCTGCTGGCGGCGCGGCGCCTCAAGGCGTCATGCGAAGCGGGGCTCCCATGCAGATGCCTCGGGTTGACGATCGCATGATTCAAGAGG